GCGTAAGCAAGCCCAGCAACGGCCACGCCTGCGCCCGCAAGCATTGCCCCGGTTGGGCCCAGCAGCGCCATGAGGCGGGCAAAGCCGCCCGCTGCGGCCTCTACGCTGCCCGCAATGCCAGTCACGCCACCGCCGCCCCGGAATGCCGCCGCAAGCGCTTGGAGATCCTGCTGGCTTACGCGAAGGGTGCCGCTGAGGTTCTCAACAGTGCGTGCAAACTCTGTGGTTTTGTTGGAGGCACGGCCTGCGGCCTGCTCAGCCGCAGTCGTCTGCTTAGCCTTCTCTGCTTCGGCCTTGGCAGCAGTCTCTGCAGCGGCGGCTTGGGCGCGCTCTGCATCACCCAGTTTTTTTGCAGCGTCAGCGGCCTTGAGCGCTTCAACGGAAGCTCGCGAGAGCGCCGATGTGTCGATTACAAAGCCAAGTTCAAAGTTTTCAGACGCCATTGCCCTGTTCCGATGTTGATTCGACTACCGAAGCCAAGTATTCATCGTCCACAACCTTGATGGCTTCGATCTCCCACGGATCGAGCCGCGCTTGCATCAATTCACAGTAGGCCCGGATTTCGCTCCACGCCAACGGGTTGGGCCCGAAACCATTGCTGCCGCGAGCCTTGTGCAGAAGGATGAAGTGATTCCACAGATACCGCAGCGCCGTTGGTAATTCGGGGTGCTCCGCTTTGCGCCCAGTTGCACGCTCAACTGCAGCATAGTGCTCTGCCATCGAGGCATTGCCGACCGTGCGGGCGAGCGTGAACTGATGCTTTGCATACCGAATCAGTTCCCCAACGACGCTTTCAAAAAATGGGCGCGGTTGGCAACAAACGTGTCCACCTGCTCACGCACCACCGGGTAAGCGGCATACAACGCACGCGCTGCGTCTGGGCTGAACGGGATCTCTTTTCCATCCGGGTCGAGCACGTTTTCCCAGCCAACTGTCACAGCGGTGAGCATCTCCAGCGCGTCGGATTCGATCTCATCAAAATCCAACTCGTTGAGCTTCTTCGGATCGTTCGTGCGAGCAAGGCGCTTCTGCACCTGCTTGCGAGTAAATTCGCGGTACACATCGCTGTCCGGGCCGCGCAAGCGGATTCGCACCTGCTTGCCATTCTTCGCCACAAGCGGCTCGTCGCTGTTGAGCCTACGCACCGGCATGAATACGCCGCCGTTGCTGAGCGATTTCGTGTCAACCTCTGCCAGATCGAATTTCATGTTGCTTCCTGTGTGGTGTTGAAGTGATGAACGCGGCGGCCCAGCAAACGCTAAGCCGCCGCGTGCATTTATTAGGCGCTGCGGGTGATGATGATGGAGCCGTCATCCGCCGTGCCAGCGGTGTCGTGATACAGCGCTTGGAACGGGCTCTGCAGGATCACGCCACCATCCGGGCCAACGGTTTTCGACGCGCCCATGAGCTTCACGCGGCCCATGGCGAACTGCAGCCAGTCGGAGCCGTTCGACTCCGTGAGGCGCGCAGTGATGCCCAACTCCGTCTCGTTCAAGAAGTAGTTCAGCATCGTGAGCGAGTCGAAGTACGCCGAGAGCGTGCCGGTGACGATGAGGCGGCCGTAGAAAATCTCCGGCACCACGTTGCTGCCAACGACGGGCGTGCTGTTTAGGTTGTTCGCGATCGTGAAATCGAGCGAGGTGATGATCGCGGACTGCGTGCCGTTGATGCTGAGCGAGCCATTCACGCCAGCCAGCAGGCTAGTTTGCGTAACAGCAGCCGCGCCGTTGTACACCGGCGAACCCGCGCCCGTGTAGGTGGCCATGTTGAGCCCTTGGAAGCCCAAGTTGATCGTCGCCATACCCGTGGGCGGCATCGAGATCGCCACATCGGAAACGCGGCAGCCAAGGAACACTTCCGAAACATCGAGTTCCGGATACACCTGCTCGATGGTGAACGAGCGCTGCGTCGTGCCCGGCGTGAGCTTGTTGGACACCCACGAGGTGCGCAAAGCGGCAGCAAGGAAATCGTCGTACGTAGTGCGCGACAGTTCGCCTTGGATGTTGCCGGAGACGCGGCGCACGCCGTGGCGAGCATCCTGCACCTGCTGATCCGGGCGCACTTCGTTGGAGGTGAAAGCCTCCTTGGTGAGAGCGAGCGACGAGGAAACGCGGCGCATGAGGTGCCCGGTGCCGGGCGCTTGAGTGCCAAGCGTGGTTTCGGTGTCGTACGCAACCCGTACGTTAACGTTACTCTGGAGAGGCATTGTCGGAACTCCTATTTAGCTGTCCCGTTGCGCGGGACAAAACATTTAATTGCTCGTGTGACCAATCATCGTGATGTTGACGGTGCGGTTGCTGAACCATTGCCGAATCGTCCCCGTAGATCAACGCTGTGCCCGGTCGAAAATGCGCCATCAAGTTCCCGGCCATGGTCTCAATGGCAAGCGTGCCCTTGTTGGCCGGGTAATGAAGCGTGAACGCTGCTATCACCGTGTGCGCGATGGTTCCGCCAAGCCCGGTTGCCGATACAACTGAGGAAACGGGCGAGACAGTCTCTGTGAGCCACGGGGTGCCCTTTACGGGCAGGAAATCGTTGCCTTCCCACTCAACGGCAGGAAGCCCGGAGAGCTCCTGCAGGCGAGCGCGGATGGCAGCGCGAATGTTTCTGTGGAAAGTTTCGGCGCTCATTTGGCCCCCAGCTCACGCGCAATCTTCGAAACGACAGACTTGGCGCGCTTAACGTTTCGCGTTACAAACAGGCGGGCGCGCATACGCGAGGTGCCAAACTCGACAAACCCGGCGTAATGGGCGTTGTTCATCATGTAGAACTTCTGCCCAGCCTTCATCTGCGCCGCCGTGAGCATCACATCTGCGATCACTGCAGCGCCGCCGTCATCGCCGTTGGGCTTGTTGCGGAACTTCGAGCCGCCAATGGCGGGCTGCCACGAACCGCGCAGGAACCCGGTATCTACCGGCGTGTCCTTCACCACGTTAAGCGCAATCTGCTGGCTCGTTTGGCGCGCAAGCGCGTCCATACTGCCTTCGAATTTCTTGCCCCACGCGGCCAGAGAGATGTTGAACTGATGCCCGTTGTTCATCAGCGCTCCAGATACGCAAGCGCGTACGGCGAGCCGTCAGCGGCCGGATCTAGCGCGTTGCTCCAGATGACCGTCCAATCAGCACCGGCCCAGCGGGCCTTGTCGCCCGGCTGCGGCGCAATTCCAAGGTTGGGCGCAAGGTGCAGCTCCACGAGGTTGCGCTTGGCCAGCGATCCAATGCGGAACTCCGCAGACTTGTCTGGCGGCACTGCCACGCCGTTGAGCGTGAAGGTGATGGTGGATTTCGTTTCCTGCTGCGTTACAGGGTTGAACGCGGCGGTGGTCTCCCGCGTGAACGCAACGGGTGCGCCCTTGCGGGCGATCAAGTTGTAGGCGGTTGCGGCCGCGCCAGCGTACTTCGGCACGGCATTAGGTTCCGTCCGGGGCAAGCAGGCGAGAGCCGTTGCCCGGATTGTCGTTCATCCCAACGTTAAACACTGGCTCCGTGGTGGGCTCAGTCCACAGCGGCCCACGGAAGTTGTGCGGGTCGCGCACGTATGGCTTCAGCAGGTTCACCGCGAACTGCCACACCTTGCCCGCCGGAGCGCCCTCGCTGTACGACACAGAGATCGGCCCCACGCTCTCAGAGGTGATCATGCCGCCACGGTCGAGATCTTGATACAGAGGCTCTGAGAGCCCCTTAAACGCGAGCTCAGAGCAAGCATCCTTCACGCGCTTGGGCACGCCGGTGATGGTGTAGCCGCTCCAGTCCGTAAGGTCTGCGCGGGGGAACTCCAGCGCCTGCGAGGAAACGAGGCGCGAGCCCTTGTATCGAGAGTAGGTATCGATCCAACTCGTGGCGAGGCGTATCGACGCCTCCAGTTGGAAATCCTCGTACGATTCCCAGCGATAGTTGCGATCGCTGCAGAACGTCTTGAATTCAACGAGCGAGATGTAGGCGTCTGCTCCGGCGAGCCCGGTTCCGTTCTCGACTGTCAGAGCCATGCCTCACCTCACAAATACTTCAGCAATTCCGCATCGGCTTGCTCGCGCTGAAACGGGCCCGCAATCGTGTTGCCCTGCGCGTCCACAATCTCGTATTTCCCAAAGCCCTTGTGCCGCAACGATGCCTTCGCATCTGACGCTACCGGAGCCACTTCCTGCTTTACAGGCGGCTCTACAGCGGCCTTGCGCGGCGGCGGCGGGGCATCGCCCTTGTCGGTATCGATGAGGCGCATATCGAACATCTGCCGCAAGCGGCGCGTTTCGATGCCACGCACATCTACCGATTCGTCGTGCCCGTATTGGCGGCCGCCCATCGTGAACGGGCGCATTGCTTTGAATTTGCTTTCTGGGTTGAAAAGTCTGGGTTCTGCCATGGCTTTCTCTAAGGCAGCCGGGGCGGAGCTGAGTAGTTACCTCAGCCCCGCCCCAGTTGATTACGCAACAACCGTCGTCCAGAACGCACCGAGGTCGGCAGAAATCAGCTTCTGGTCGAAAGCCATTTCGATCTCAACGCGGTCGCTCTTGAGGTGTTCCATGCGGAAGGTGCTGATGCGGTTGCCTTCGGCACCCGAACCAAGCAAACCATTCCACGAGAACGTGTAACCGGCGCTGGGCGTCATCAAGCCCGGAGCCGGGGCGGCGTAGCACAGCAGCGCGGCCTTGCCACCGATGAACGAGTGCGAGTTGCTCTGGCCTTCCTTGCCAGTGTTCTCGATCGCGTTCATCACGAGCACCTCACCCACATCGAAGAGCTGCGCCAGAACCTGCGCGCTGCTCATCGCCGGGGCACCGGCCGTCTGGCCGTACTTGATGCGATCCACGATTTCCGGGTGGTCGATCAGTGCGTCATACACCGGGCGGCCAACCACGAGCTTGTTGGGCTCGAAGCCGGTGCTTTCGGCAATGGCGCGCTTCATCGCACGCACGTTGGCGATCGGGGTCGAGGTGGCGTCGTTCCACTGCTTCACTTCCGAAGCGCCCGGCGAACCGGCAACGCCCGTGCGGTTGAACGACCAAATGCCGGTGTTGAAATACTTCGACACCCACAGCTTCTCACGCTTGATGAGAGCCTTGTGGGTGACGAACGCGGTGGCCTCGCGATCCGGCGAAAGCACTGCGTCGGCATTGGCACGCACTTGATCCGGAATGTCCTTGTGGAAGGCATAGACCGGAGCGTAGTAGCTGGGGGTGTTGTCCAGCTTGGAGCCACCACCGGGGCTCGCAGAGCTGGGAG